GCCGCTGCGGCAGGCCCGCCGTCCGCCGACGGCGCGGGCGCGACGGCCGGGCCTGCTGCCTTCGGCTGCGTGGCGCTGGAATCGGGTTCGTCGTCCGATTCCGGATCACCCGCGTCAATCGACGCTGGGGCGCCGCCGGCGCCCAGATGGGCAACGAGGTCGTGCCACGTTCCCAAGCGGGTGGCGAAACCGATGTCGACCGCCGCCTGCCCGCGATAGCAACCGGCTTGGGTAGCGAGCACCGCCGCGCGATCCATCCCCAGATTTCGGGCAACCGAATCCACGAACAGGGTGCGCATGCCCTCCAGGTCGGCCATGGCGGCGGCCTGCGCTTCCTCGCTCAGCGGGAAGTTGGGGTTGAAGTCGATCTTGCGGTCACCGGCGAACAGCGGGGTGACCTTCAAGCCGATCTGCGCGTTGTTTCCGCTCCAGTCGTAGTGGTAGCAGACCACGCCCACCGAACCCACACCGCCGGTGCGGCTTACCCAGATCTCGTCGCACGCCGTGGCGAGCGCAAAGCCGGCCGAGTACGCATGATCGTCCACCAGGGCGTACACCGGCTTGCGGCCCCGCGCCTGATAAATGTGGTCCACCAGGTCGAAACAGCCCGAGGCCATGCCGCCCGGCGTGTCCAGGCGCAGGATGATCGAGGTGACCGCATCGTCCTCCAGAAGCTCGTCGAAGGCGTCGCGCACCGCCGCGTAGCTCACCGGCCCCGGGCCGCTGGCGCCGGGCATCGGGCGATTGACCATGGCGCCGGAGAGGTTGATCACCCCGATCATAGTCTGCGCCACGCCAACGGCTTCCCCCGATTCGCCGGCCACTTCGAACCGGTCAGCCTTGAGCACGCTGTCGGCGCTGGTGACCTTTCCTTCGAGGTAGCCGCCCACCAGCGCTTCCCCGATCGCGGGCTGCACCATCAGGGGTTGATTGAGCACGGCGGCGGCAAGCGATGCCACCACCGGCGCCTTGTTGCCCCGACTGAAGAGGCGGGCCAAGAGGCCAGGCTTACTCGTCATCGTCATTCCTTTCATCGTCGTTGGCGCCAGTTGCGCCGGGTTCGTCGTCCTGCCGCGCGCCGCTGGCGTTGGTGCGCCGCGGGTCGCTGTCGTAGGTCAGGCCGGCCTGGTCGGCGCGGGCGTTGTCTGCCGCCTGCTCAAGATCGACCTGCTCGGGATCCTCGCCGGCTCCCAGAACAACCTTGGAGCGGGATTTGAAGCCGGCGCGGACGGCCTTCAGCTCGGAGGTGACGTCCTGCACCGGATGGCTCCAAGGCCAGCCCTCGGGCACCCAGAGCGTTTCGGTGACCTCGTCACGCAGTGCTGCATAGCGCGGCACCTTCAGCAGCCCGGCCAGCACCGCCTGGTCGAAGAAGGCATCGCGCACGCGCTGGCAGAACATCGGGATCATGTAGAGCCACTGGTCCTGCTCGATCACCCGGCGGAACTCGTTGAGGATCAAGCGCAGGGCGCGGTCGGACACGTTCCGAAGGTCGCCAGTCAGGACCTCGTAGGGCACGTCCTGGCTTGCGCAGATTGCGAGCAGGTGTCCACGCAGGAATTCAGCGTAGTCCGAACCAGCACTGGGTGGGCTGGCGAACTCGATCTTCCGGCCCGGCGGCAGTTCCTGCAGCGTGCCTGGCTCCAACCCGCCAATGGCCGTGCCATCAAGATCCTCGCCGGTAACCAGGTCCCCCAACGCCTCAGCTTCCTCACCCTCGGCGTTGGCGTCGGTGGTGATGAAGCCTGCAAACAAGTTGGCCAGTGCCTGCCGCTCCAGAACCGCATCATCCAAGCGATCCAGATTGAACATTCGCAGCAGCGCCGGCGCCGAACTGGGCACGCCACGCATGGCGCCGGCGCGGTTCGGCCGGTACAGGTGCAGGACCTGCTCGGCCGGCACGCGCACCAGCTCGTTCCCGTTGACCGACACATGCTGGTCGCCGGGGTGTTCCCGGTACATCCAGTACGCCACCCGGCGGCCGATACGATCGACCTCGATGCCTTGGCGGATGACGTTGCCGTTGCTGGCCAACCCGTTGTAGTGCTGCGGGCACTGCTCAGCTTCGATCAGCTGCACCTGCAGTGGGACCGGCAAGCCGTCCTCCGGCAGGCGGTATCGGATGCGAGCGAATACCTCGCCGGCCTCCTTCCATTCGCGCCACGCCAACGCCTGCAGTCCGCTCCAGTCGAGCACGCCATCAGCGTCAGCGTACTTGCCCCAGCGCGACCACAGCTTGGCCACGCGCTTCTTGTGCGCGTCGTTGCCCCAGATTGGTTTGGCCTGAATGCCGGTTGCGATGCCGTTGGACACACTCTTGTTCAGAGCGCTGACCATCCAAGGATCGTTGCGCGCCAGGTGCCGCGCGCGCGCCAGCAGGGTCGGCAGGCCCAGCAGCGCCGCGTTCGGACCGAGCGTCACTGGCCGGAACATCTTCAACCGCCGGCCGTTGCCGGCGGCCCGGTAGCTGCCTTCGTTGACGTCAACCATTGCCCATCCCCGACTGGTACAGGCGGACGATGCGGCGCCGGCGCGGCTGACCCGTGGCGGCATCGAGCTCGCAGCGCATCTGCTTGAGCAGCTTCCGCATCTCGGCCAGGCTTTGGTAGGTCACAGTGCGATCGGCGTATCGAACGCTCAGCACGCCCGCCGAGATCGCGCCTTCGAGCTGCATGACCTGCTCTTTGGTGAATGCCATATCAGCGTCCCAGGTATTTGCTTCGGATGACGCGTCGGGTGCGAGTTCGCGGCGGCGGTGCCGGCGCTGCGTCGTCTGCCCTCACATCGGGGTTGTCGTCCCACGCCGCGGCCCAGAGCGGCGGAGTGGACCAATTGATGGCGGGCACCTTCAGCCACAGCGCTAGACCCTCGGCGTAGCCGGTCAGGTCGAACGCCTCGTTGCGTCGGCCGGCCAGGTTTCGCCAGCCGTTCGCGGTGCGCGATTCGGCGGTCAGTTCCGCGTAGAAGGCTTCCGGAAGCCAGTCGGGGAAGTGGTAGTAGCCCGGACCCGGCTCGGCTCGCTTGACGTTGGCGTCTACCGTGTCCTTGAGCCGATCAACGTTAAGCAGCAACTGCGGTACGTCACCCTTCGAGCCGGACTTTCGGTCCCGTCGCTTGCTGCTGTCGGGGAACGTTTCCCGGAACAGGCCTGCCTCGCGCCTGGCCTCGCCCTTGATCAGGCGCACCTTGGCGTGCAGCTGCCGATCTTTGAGCGAGCGCCAGAACTCCAGCGCACGCACGGATGTGCCGGACTTGCCGCCCCAGTCGATACCCACAGCACGCATGGGCATGCTGCGCCCGGTTTCGTCAGCCAGCGGGTAGCGCCGACTGATGACCTTCTCCACCAACCGTTCCCAGTCTTCCAGGTACTTCGGTGGATCCAGCGGCAGAAAGCCGCCGGAGCCGTCCTCGCGCTTGGACGTGCGCAGGGTAAAAGAGTCCACCACCCAGCGCTCCAGCTGTCCGGATTTGCCGATGCCAAACCCCAGCACCAGCACCACGAAGCGGTTGGCCTGGACGTCGACGGTAGCGATCAGGAACCGTACGCCTGCAGGCACAGTGCCAGACGGCCAGACCTCGGCCCGCTCCTGCATTTCATTGGGGTCGCTGGCCGATCGCGCGGCCATCGGCACGTAGTTGATCGCCCCGTCGACGTTGTGTGTGGTTTTCAGCGGCCGCTCTTCACCGGTAGTGGCAAAGGTGCGCAGCGCCTGAAAGTAACGCTCGATCAGTGATTCCCAGGACTGGTAGGCCGCAGCGACGCCGCCCAGCCAGAAGCTGGCGATGCGCGCACCGGGGCGCTCCCCCGTGACCGTGCCATCGGCGTGCACCACCTGCCCCTCTGCCGCCCATACCCCGGCGCGGTTCATTCCGTCCTTCCACCGGTGCTGCAGTCCCACCCCACAGTGGGGGCAGTGCAACAGCGAGTAGTGCCGCGCCATCTTCTGCACGTCGTCCAGCACCACCCGCTCCAGCAGTTCCTCCATCGGTGGCAGGGCAAAGCCGTCGTAGCCAGGCGCTGCCTGGAACCGCTCACCGCACTCCGGGCACGGCCAGTACCATCGGCGCCGATCACCGCGCGCATACAGCGCGGCGATGCCGGCAGCAGGCGGTCCCTGATGCGGGTGGATGGGCTTCCACGCCCCGTCGGCGTAATCCGTGGCGGGACTGGACTCGGCCACCACCATGCCGGCGGACATGTAGGTCTGCGTGCGTTTCAGGCCCAGACCAAAGCATTCATCGATGCCCAGGTCGCCGGTGTAGTTGTCCACGTCCGTCATCAGGACGTCGTGGATGTCCTTGCCCGAGAGCACCGACACCGATGGCCAACCCATACGCAACGACATGCCGGACCGGAAGAATTTCAGCAGGATGTTGTCGTCGTGCGCCCTCGGGCTGAGCCTGGAGCGAAGCTCAGGACTGGCGGCGATGCTGCGCGAGATACGCGTCTTGCTGTAGTCCTCAGCCGCATCCTTGGACATCTGCACAACCATGGCGTCAGCGGGGTTGCAGGTGATCAGGTAGGCCAGGCGTGCATCGATCAGCGAAATGGTCTTGCCCGAACGTGCCGGGCCAACGAACACCACCGCTTCGAAATGGCGGCTACCGGTGGTATCCAGCGGCTCGACCATGTAGGGCGTCGTATCCGCATCCCATGCGCCCGCTGCGCCGGCGGCGTTGGCTACCTGCAGCGCCTTGGCGCCCTCGCTAACCCGGATCCGCCGCGGCGGCCGTACCATCTCGGCAACGCCGAGGCGCACGTTACGCGCGGTCGCGTACGTCGTCATCGGTGATGCCCTCGTACATGGACTGTCGGACGCGATCGCACTCGTCCTGGACCTTCACTACCTGCTCCGGCGTCAGTCCGGCCTTGCGCTCGAGCACGTCCGGTAGGGTGTCGAAGAACTGAACCACCTTCTTCACCATCTCGGCATAGTCGGCCTCGACCTCCGCTGCAGGAACCAGCTGGCCGGTGGTGGTCTCCACCTTCAGCCGCTCGTTCTCCGACTGGAAGTAGGCGCGGCGCTCCATTGGCGGCAGATCGCGCGGGTCCACGAAATCCGCCCCGCCACCGCCGCCCGGCAACGCTTGCACGAGTGCGGGCGCGGCATCGGCCAAACGGTAGATGTCGTTGCCGCTGCGCCGCCCAGACGGGGAGATGCCAGCTTCCTTCAGCCGCTTGCTGGCCGTGCGCCGGTCCATTCCGAACTCGTCCGCCAGGCGGGCCACGGACCAGCCTTGGGTGAATTCGCGGATGTCAGCCATGCGCTATCCGATGTACAGCCTGTTTAGGTCAAAAAGTGCGGTTTCTCCCGGCAAAACCGGCGAAAACTACGAGCTGCGGTGGAGCACCCTAGGCGCCGAAAAACTGTCAAACACCGGGGTCCGAATTCCCCCCGGTAGCTGTGGACAATCGCCAGGGGCCCCGCGCCAGGCACGGCTGCGGACGCCTCCAATCGGCGGACACCGCTAGCCGGCCGGGGTTACCCGGCCAAGTGACCCAGCAGCAAAACAACGCTCAATGGCGGTTCGTCGAGCGCCTAGCTCGCGAGCGGAGTCGAGATGGCTTTGTCGAGCTCGGCGAGGACATCGCGGAGCGCGTAGGGCTTTCGCAGCACGGCGAACCCATGGCCCGGGTCATTGAGCAAGGCCTCGCTGTATCCACTGGCCAACACGATAGGCAGCAGAGGATTGGCTTCCCGCATGACCTTCGCCATCTCCAAGCCGCTGATCCCAGGCATGACAACATCACTGAAGACCGCCGCGAACGGCTCGCTGGTCTCATTCAGAAATCGCAGCGCTTCCTGCCCGTCTCTTGCCCACGCCACCTTGTATCCGATCTCTGTAAGCGAGCTGCAGATGAAGTCTGCCACCTCGGTGTTGTCCTCGACCACCAGCAGGTGCGAGCCGACGGTGGTGCTCAGCTCCCGCGCCGAGTCAACCTGTGGTTCTGCCACATTGCCGTTGGTGCATGGCAGGAAGAGAGTTATCGTGGTTCCTTGGCCATCGACAGTTTCTACGTCAACGTCACCATTGGACTGCTTTGCGAAGCCTATGACTTGGCTAAGGCCCAGCCCCGTCCCTTCGCCAACTGGCTTGGTAGTGAAGAACGGTTCGAAGATCCGCTCGATGGACGCGGGGTCAATTCCGCTTCCAGTGTCAGAAACGCTCACCGCGACGTAGTCGCCTATCAACCCCTTTCGAGATCTCAGTTTGTCACGTCCGGCCGCTCGCCTGACCCTGAGCGTAATCTCACCGTGATCTTTGATGGCGTCTCGCGCGTTCGCCGCCAAGTTGATAAGTGCAGTGTCGAGCTGGCTACGATCCAGATGCACCTTCACTGGCGCGTTGCATAGATCCAAGCGAACAGTGACGCGGGCACCTACTAGCGTCCCGACCATCCCCGCGAGATTTGAAACGTTGGAGACGATATCAAAGGTCTCCGGACTGAGGCTTTGACGTCTGGAGAACGCCAAGAGCTGAGACGTCAGCTTCTCCGCGCGTTCTGCTGCTGTTCCAATCAGGCGGATGTATCGTTCCCTGGAAGCATCACCAATGCCCCCTTCGCGGAGCATGTCGACTGACCCCGAGATGACCTGCAGCAAGTTATTGAAGTCGTGCGCGACGCCGCCCGTGAGCTGACCGATGGCTTCAAGCTTCTGTGCTTGGCGGAGCTGATCAAGCGCAATGGCCCTTTCCTGCTGGGCTTGTGTTACTTCGTCAGAGAGCGACGCCACCTCATTCTTGTGACGGCGCTGATCGACCACCCGCTCGGTCTGCTCGCTGACCACACAGAAAAGGCCGGCCACGGCTCCGTCGTCTGTTCTAAGAGGCGAATAAGAGAACGTCCAGAACGTCTCCTTCATGAAACCGTCGCGGTTCATAAAGAGCTGCAGGTCGACGAAGTGTCGAGAATCCCCTCCATAGACCGCAGCGATGGCGTCGCCGACATCGGCCCAGACATCCGCCCAAACGATATCCAGCCGCTCGCCCATGGCTCCATGGACCTTGTCGCCTAGCAAAGGCAGATAGGCGTCATTGAAGAAAAAGCGCTTCTCAGCCCCCCAGCAGAACCAAAGTGGTTCTGGGCTCTCCATTATGAACGTGAGCATCTGCCGCATTTCCCGGGCAAGAGGCTCCCCGCTCACAGCCTGTCGATGTCGCCAGTCCGAAGCTTCCAACAATTTGTAGGCCGAGCTCATTTCGAGCGGAGCGTTCAGCAGGGGAGTGGCCATGGGGATCCAGAAAAGGTGCCGCGACATTGTGCGCTAGTTCACATGATGTGACCTTCACCTATTCAGGGAACGAGGGTCGTCCGAGAACGTCGAAAGCAAGTCTGGGCGCCCCTTCCTACCCGGGCTCCTGGAAACCCTCTCCAGAGGCGACCCAAACAAGGACGTGGCACAGGTGGCGCCACCGGATCTTGGCCGGCTGGACGAAGCGCGCCCGGATACCCTTATGTGTTCAGCTCCTGTGGCGGCAGGCCGGGCGGGAATCAGAGCTGCTGCCGTGCACGACTCTCTACGGTTCCGCGAGCGGCACGGGCTTGCCCTGCACCTGGCCGATTGCATCCAATTGCGCCTCGTACTGCAGTAGACAGCGCTTGCGGCCGTTGCTCACCTCGAATACGGCAGAAGGCTCCCCGTCCCGCACCCAGTTGCAGCGCTTGGTCAACCCCAAATCGATGGGGACGTAGGTGGCAACCGGCACACTGATTACGGCTGGCGCGGAAGCATTCGGCTTGGGCTGTGCGGCCTGGCAGGCGGCCAGCAGGGCGGCGGTGACAACCGCGATGACGCGCATGTCAGTACCCCCTCAATGTTGGGCAGGCGGAATCGAGCAGCTCCAAGGCCGCCCTGCATGTGTCGGGACGCTGCTCGTATCGGGCCTTCCAAGACGCGGCATCTTTCTCCGACGCCTGGATCTTCTGGGCGAGCGCCTTAAGTGCAGCGGCACTTTCTGCCTGCATCGCCTTGAGCTTGTCGGCTTCTTCCCGCAAGGCGGCCGCGATTTCCGCCAGCCGCTGGTCCCTGTCATCTACGTCGGCCTGTAGGCGCAGCGCATCAGCTTTCCAATCAGCCTTGACCTTGATGACTTGGGCGCTCAAGTCTTCGATGCGCTGCTCCTTCTCGTAGGCGGTAAGCCCGGAGACCATGCACCCGAAGGCGAGGACGGCGCAGACTACCTTGAGCTTGCTTCCGGGCTTGCGCACCCATTCCAATGCGTCGGCAAACGCACCTATGATCGCGCGCCACAGCACACTGATCAGCCGGAATAGTTCCGTCATGACCTATCACCTCCGATGGCCCCGGTGGCTCTTTCCACCAAGCGAACGTAACTTGGCAACAGCCGCCGAATCAGCACGCCGGACAGACCAGCCAGCGGCAGTTGCGGAGCGCCGGCCAGGTCATGCCAGACGTACCCAGCAATCGAAATGATCCAGGCAGCAACGATGGCGTAGCCGACGACGGCTATACCGAGCGCAAACCAGCGCGCGGCGGTCTGGAGCCAACGGTGACTGCGCCGACGGCCTGCATCCGCGGCCATCCGCTCTGCGTCCTTTTCCGGCAGCAGCAGTACACCAATAAGCGCACCAGCCATCGCCACCAACAGCACGGACTGGGGTACGCCCAAGATGACGCGTTCAGCTTCTCGCAGAGCGTCCGCTGTCGCTGGCGCTACCACCGCAGCGGTGAACGTACCAACTGCGAGTTTCAAGGTACTGACGGGTTCGGTCACGGTGCGATGGTCCCGCCGGCATTCCGGAATGCAGTGAGCAGCTTGTCGAGAGCGTGCTCCGGTTGACCGTATCCAGCACCTGGCAGGCTCGCCCAGATGTTGCGCACGGCCGTTATGGCCTGCGGAATTTTTCCGGCTTTCACCAGGTCCAGCGCGCGACGCTCACGGATCAGCTGGATTGCCCACCGATCCTGCGACAGGGGGCCAAAGTCCGGCAGCTTCAGCAGCGCGCGATAGTGCGCATAGTCCCTCAGCATGAACTGGTAACGCCCCGATGCATTCGAAGTCAGCCCCCTTCCGTTGATGACCTTCGACTTCCGGCCTTTAGAGAACGGGTGCACCGAGTAGTCCGTGAAAGTTTCGGCCAGACGGTCGGCACCAGTAACGATCACGTCGTAACCCTGGTCCTTTGTCGCATTGCTGGTGCTGGTGCCTTCGGACCACGCCAGCATGTCCAGGAACGCGACGACGTTCACGCCGCCAGCCTGTTGGGGTGTGATGCGTGCCATGGTCGTCTCTATAGGGTGTCCGCCCCGCCGCCGGCTTGGCACGAGGGTTGATCCGGTCTGGGAAGCGGACAAAAAGATGCCCGGCCGAGTGGGCGGGCGTGTCACATGCGATGGTAGAAATTTACTGGTAAAAGTGCGGATGTGTCACCTCCGCACTCACTTGGAGCAACTCATGATCCAGATAGCTGGCCAATGGGCTATTCGTCCCGAGCACGTCTCGGCCGTCGGCCATCCCCACTCGGTCCATAACCGCCCAGGGCTTTACCAGATGGAGGTGCAGCTGATTGGGGGACAGACTCTAAACCTGGTCGCCCCCAAGCCAGACATCGACGCGACCCGTGAAACCCTCATACAAGCAATCACTGCCACAGGTTAAGCCTACGCGGCCTGCCCAAGTGCAGAACGCATGTGCCAGGCCGCCTCCTGCTCCGCTTCTACCATCCTTGCGAGCAGCCACTCGAACACCGGTTTCCATGTGCGCCTGTAGGCGGCTTCATCGCGACCGATCGCTACCGCCCGACGGCGGTCACTTACCGCTCCGAGACCAGAGCCGCGGCACACCTTGCAAATCTTCAGGAGCTCTCCCGACATCGTCTCGCCCCTGCCCTCACAGCCCGGGCAATTCGGACGCTTGGCGATTTCGCCGATCACCGCCGCAGCCAGGGTCGGCAGAGACTCGAGAGTGCTGATCGGCCAGCACTGCGCCCTCACTTGGACCAACCGGTGCGCCGCCCGGTCGCGCTCGGCCCGCTGTTCTGCCGTTACGACGCCGGCCCAGCCCATACAGACCTCGGCCAAGCCCAAGTCCGTGCGGGCGTCGGCCAGCTTACGCTGTTGCCGGCGCAACTCTGGCGTCACGAGGGCGATCACCGCATCCCGGAGCCGGTGCCGACGCAGCGCGGCGCCGTCTGGCCACCAGCACGCCTCAAGAAGCTCCCGGCCGAGACCGGCTGGCACCATACCCAGCGCAGCAGCAATGTCCTGGTTCGTGAGGTCGGGCGTCCCGCCGCGGCCGGTGTCAAATTTGACCGTACTCGGGCCCAGTCGTGCCATCAGTTCTCGTACGTTACCCATTGCGGTTCCCCATTCGATAGTCCTGCTCTTCACCCGTGATCCGGATTACCACTTGGCCGCGCGGTCGCCGCTCCTCGTGAACACGCGGACGTGAGGTGAAACGGCCGTCGTCTATTCCCAGCAGTTGGGCGATGCCATCGCGGTAGGCCTTGCACCGCCCCACCATGTTGTCGTCGTCCGGCAGCTTCTTGCCCGGTGCCTGGTAGCAGTCGATCCAGAGGATCAGCCTCCCTTCCGGCAGCGGCATCCCTTTCCACCCAGCCCTGAAGGCGAGCAGCATCGCTGTATGCCTCGCGTTCTTCACGGCTCTAGCCTTGTCGCGCCATTTGGGCCGGGCGTTTGGGGACAGGTCCTTGTGGGGCCACGGCAGTACCAGCTCCAGCGCGCGCTGCGTCATGCTGCCTGCTCCCAGTGGGTTGTAAGGCGCTGCACCTTGCCGCCGCGCGCCAGGAATTGCTCAACCGTTTCGCCCGACTCCACCGGCCTGGCCTTCGTCGGCGCCGGCGTGTTGGCAGCCTGCTGCGCCACGCGGGCAGCGCGCGTCCTGGCCGCGGTCGTGGGCGTCCGCTGGGCATTACGCTGCCGCTTCCTATCCGCCAGCACCTCGGGGGCCTTCGGCGCCCTCTTCGCTTTACCGGTGCCTTGGTAGGTAGCCGTGCTACCCAGTCCCTCCTTCACGACGAACCCACAGCGCACCAGCGCCGGCAAGGTGTTCCGGATGTTGCGCCGCTCGTCGGCCTTGCCGACGTCTGCAGCGCCCATGCGCTCGTACAGCGCTTGGCGCGTCAGCAGCTGTCCCGGCGCGGCTTCGAACACCTTGCGCAGACCCGCCGCCCGTTCCCCGTATACCCTGGTCATGCCGCTTCCCTCAGTTCATTGACCAACGTCTGCTGAGCGATCAGCTCGTCGTCGGTGCCGTAGGTTTCGTGGAAGACCCGGGAGCCATCCAGCAGGCTCGGGCCGTAGATCTCGCGCATCGTCGCGAAGGTGTTCCCCTCCAGCGGATGCCGCATGTGGTGCCATTTGCAGAGGGCGTAACCAAAGGCATGGCCCCGGCGCAGGTTCCCGCTCTTGGCGTGGTTGTAGTCGCAGCCGTACACGACCAGTAAGGGCTCCAGCAGCTGCTGCATCACCAGCGCCAAGCACGCCATGCAGGGCCCGACCTTCGCTGCTTCGATTCGGGTGGCCTCTCCCTTTGTCGGCGGCGGGGCTTTCGACCACATCAGCGCACCGCCTTCGTTCGGGTGCCGCGCCGGCGGCCAGCACGCTTCGACTGCTTCGCGATGGTTTCGTATCTCTTGGCCTCGCTCAGGTACTGGTGCCGCTCCTGGCGAACCGCAGCGCTGAACTGGAACTGTTTGAGGGCCTCGTCGGCCGCTTCCCGAAACGCCTTCGCGAGCTTTGGTGCGGTCAGCCGCGGGTCGTGGTCGAAGATGTCTAGCTGCCGGTTGTGAGAGCGCATCAGCTCAGCTCCGGAATGGGACCGGCATACCTGGTGACGGGGATATGCCGAATGCCGTCGCGCCAGATGGTCAGACCCCTCCGGGCATACAGCACCAGCGGCTTCGTGCCGTAGCCGTAGGCCAAGTACCAGCCCTCCACTGCCACCGGGACACTGGCTGGACGCACATCCAACACCAACCTGTCGCTCATGCCGCCTTGACCTTCGGGCCACATCCCAGCAGGTCAGCTAGTTCGGCCAGCCGCGCGCGGGTCTGCGCAGTGGCCTCCGCAGACACCTCGACCCGGCCGGCCAGCAGCGCAACTGGATTGAACGCGGGCGTGGGTGCCGGAAGCGCCAAGAAATCGGCGACCTGCTCGTGCGCCAGCTGCCCTGCGGCAACCGCCTGCTGCAGCACACCGTCGCGGGCAGACGCGTCGGCACCAAGCGACACCTGGTGCATCGCTGTCTTCTGGGCAGCGCGCGCCTCCTTCAGCAACCGGGTATAGACCTCAAGGAAGGCCGGCCGGGCCGCGATCTTGTCGCCCGCCTCCACCAGCGGCAGCGCCGCGCTCCATGCATCCCGGGTCTGCTCGGTCCAAACCACCGTGGAGCGCTCGTCGGCTGCGCGCACGGCAATGGCCCATGCCTCGTTCGGGCTGGGGTGGCCGTCGTCGATGCGCTCGAGGATCGCGGCCAGCGACAGCTTGCCCTTCAGCTCGCGGCGACAGCCGGCCAGCGCGCGCTCGAGAAGCGACAGCGGATAGGCGGCCAGGTCAGCGACCATGAATACCGCCGTGGTGGGACGAAGCTGGTCGCCGATCACCTCGGCGGTGCCCACCAGCACGTCGACCAATCGTTCCTGCTCGACGTCAGTGAGCATTGGCCTGCCCCTTCATCTGGCGCAGCAGCGCCTTGGCGTCGTCCGCCGTGGTGGCGTTGGACTGGGTCTGGTCCTGCTGCATCGCTCCGGTCTGCGTCATCTGGCGCCCGGTCGCCCACTGTGTGCGGTAGGCCTCGCAGCGGGTCAGCAGGAAGCCGAGATCGTGCATGGCTTGGACGACGTTGCGCTCGTTGACCGCCAAGAACCATGCGGCGACCTGCGGGGCTTCGCTGTGGCCCAAGCGCTGCACCAGCTGCTTCACATTGGCGTTGACCTTCGCATTGCGGACCGGGGCGGCGCCGTGGCGCTGGCCGTAGGCCTTGGCGTAGGCCGCCCAAGTAGCGCGACACGCTGCTTGCAGCTCCGTCTCGGAATCCACCACCGGCGGCGCGGCCGACAGGCCCGCCGGAAATGACGGTTCTTCTGACGGTTCATTGATGGTTATATGACGGTTAGGCGGCACGGGGCGCACCTCCAGACCTGCGCCCCGTGCACCCCCTCCTGCACGGGGCGCAGCCCGACCTGCAGCGGGCGCACCCCCTGCATGGGGCACAGCCCCTGCGCCCGGTGCACCCCCACTTTTCGCCGTCTTTCGCTTGCCCTTCGTCGCAGCAGCAGTGGCATCGAACTTGGCCGGGGTGACCACATACACGTTGCTGCTGTTGAACCGGCGCTCCCGGGAAAGCAGCCCGACCGCCTCCAGATGGTCCATTGCCGTGCGCACAGCGCGATCAGACATGCAGCAGCGCTTTCCGATGGTGGCAATGGCCGGCCAGCAGACGCCGTCATCGTTGGCTTGGTCAGCCAGCGAGATCAGAACAGCTTTCTGGGTAACGCTCAGGCCCTGAAGCGGCCAGCAGTGGGACATGATGATGGTCGACATGGGCTAGACCGCCAGTTCCAGGTTGTCGCCAGGGCCGACCGGCCACCACGTGCACGCGCTGCGGCGGCTGACCGGGCACGGCACGTTCGGACCGCGCCATACGCCTTCGGTCTTCAGCAGCTCAGGAAGCCTGCGCCCGAGCATGTGACGGTCCAGACCGGTCAGCTGGGCCAGATGCATGCTGGTCGTCCCGGGGTACAGCTTGACCGCTGCGGCGGCCTGCGCCTGCTGGTCCTTCTGGATGCCGCTGGCGACGACGTGCGAGGCGGCCTCGTGGCTGGTGCTGATATCAGTGTTGCGGGCCAGGACGCTCATCGGACCGCCCTCCCCTTCGCTGCAGCGCGCGCGACGTTGCGCTCCAGACGGTTGGCCATCGTGCGCAGGGCGCGGATCTCCGCAATCATCTGCTCCGCCTCAGCGTTGCTGATCTCAGAATCCGCGATGGCCTCCACCGCAGTGCCGGACAGCTTCCCGACGCGGCTTGTGATCTCCAGCAGCTTCATCTGAATCGCGGTCATTTCGTTGGGCCAGCCGCCTTCCGGTGCCGGCGGCAGCACATCGGCAGTCATGCCGAACTGCGCAGCCAAGGACTGCATCCAGCCCAACGCGCGATCCGCACCGCCGGCGTGCTCCTGCATCCACTCGGTCAGCAGTTCGGCGATCTCGATGGTCACCGACTCGCCTTCGAGACCGCGCAGCTTCGCGCGCAGCGTCTCCGGGTGCATCGACTTGCCACGGCGTTGGGCCAAGTACGCGGCTGCGGCCTGTACCCCGCCCGGCGTCTCGCGCACTGCGTTGTAGAGGACATCGAGCCAGTTGAGGGGTGAGGTACGACAGGTCATGTGTTCACCTTGGGTGGACGGGTATTTCAAGGTTTCGCGGCGTGCCCGGGCGGCGCACGATGGGCGCCATGGACGAATTCAACTCAGGGAGCGAGGGCGTCGCCCTTCTTGCGCTACGCTGGCGGGGCCAGCTACTCAGCCCGCACGGAGGGCGACATGGAACTGATCGAAGATCCGACGTTCTTGAGCTTGTTCGCACAGGTCCAAGTGATGGACGCGGTGCTGATGGCTTCAATCAAGACGCATCCGCAGCCGGCGGAGTTGCTGGAGCAGATCGAGCAGAACATCGCTCTGGTCCGCTCGGTGAGCGCCCAGCGGGCTGCGGACGGTCCAATCGGCAAGCTCGCGGACGAGAAGATGGGACCTCAGGCGGACGGCTGGTTGAGCTACGCTCGGAACGTGCTGACTCAGGACTGAGGCGCTTAGCCTCCAGCGCGTGCCTCGAGAGTTCTTCGAAGAACTCCCGAGAAGCGCGCTCACTTACTGCGCGGCTCGCCAGCTCCTGCTGTGAAGGCCGGTTGATCCAGTCCCGCAGCCACAGCCGTGGGTTCCACTTGTCGGACAGCGCGCGCATGTCAGGCCACCTGTACTTGGATGACGCGGTCTGCGTCGGGGTCATTGGGAAACGCATGGGCGACCGGCTGTGCCTTGTGGTCACCCAGCAACTGCAACACCTGCGGCAGTGCCGGGACGCCCTGCTCCTCTGCCCAAGCCTGGACTTGCTCGACGGGCAGCTTCAGAACCTTCGCCAAGTGCGCGTCACTGTTAAACCCGAGACGAGCGCGCAAAGCCTCCTTGGTCACGGGGACGAGGGCCACACCCCCCACCTCGCCTGCGCTTGCCGCTGGTGCATACAGATCTGGCCGCAGGTCCGCGGGAGTAACCAGTTGACCGGTGGCCGAGGCCACGCGGAGCGCGAGTGCGGCGCTAACCTTCTTGTGGCCTCTGGCCACCATGTAGAGCGTCGCTGCGCTGCACTTGGCGGACCCGGCCGTGCCGGCCAGCACCGGGCACCCAAGCTTTCCGGTGCCCCCCTTCGAAATCGCGTAGTCGGTGAGGTTCATGCGACAACATTACCGTTTTGGTTATGCGCATGCAATACCATTTTGGTCATTTCCTGAAACGGTAATGGATAGGACCATTGCAGACATGGATGCCAGTACTCAACGAACCATCAACATGCGCGCCCGCGTTGCAGACGCGGGCGGCCCTGCCGAGTGGGCGCGCCAGTTCGGAGGAACCCGGTGGCAGCAACCCCAAGTGAGCCAGTGGATTTCTGAGACGAGTCCGAAGGGCATCGGCCATCGGCTCGCTCGTGACCTGGAAGCAGCGATGGGCGTCCCCGTCGGCACCTTGGACAGGCCGCCATCGGATTCTCAATCCGTGGGACTGGATGTTCCTACCCTGCGCTCCGCGATTCGGCTGCTGCAGTTGGTTTCGGAGATTCGAGGTAACGGCCCTGTGCCGCACATCGATGCAGAGGCGCTCGCCACCGCGTACGAGACGGTGGCAGCCGAAGCCCGAACGCTCGACGACAGCAATGTGCTGGATTTCATGCGTGCGTTTGTTGACCGGCTTGAAAGGAACGGGGATAAGGATGGCGTTAAGAGAGGACCAGCTGCGGGAACTAGCGCAGCGACTGGCTAAGGCGATGGACAAGGGTGAGCAGCATCAGCCACCCCCGCCCCGTCTCAAACTTGTCCCAACCGCAGCACCGCGCGGCATGGATAGCATCACTAGGGATTCCCACTACCGAATGATTCGGCACTTCCGCCGTCATTGGGGTCCAAGCATGCAGATGCTAATTGACCAAGCTTGCTTTGGATTGACCGGGATTGAAGACCTGAGCGACGACACCCTCATCGCACTTCACCGCGATATGGAGCGCGCCATGGAGTGCATTCGAGACGGTGTGACCTTCGAAGATGCCGGCCTGCTGCGCACTCGCTACGGCTAAGAGGTCCCTCAGTGCACGCGCGAAGACCCGCCCAGGCGGGGTTTTTTCTCGCCTGCGGCAGAGAGCTCAATTAAATTACCGTTTCGGTGTTGACGTTAAATAACCATTTCGGTAATGTTTCCGCGTCGCCCCAGTAGCGGCCCATCCGGGCCAGGGCACGGAGACCTTCCATGCCGCACCTCACCCTCAGCGCCCGCGCTCCCGCCGTCGTGGAAGCGCGCCCGCAGAACAACGCCGTCGTCCTCAAGGTCGGCGATGCCCTCGTCAGCTTCGACGCTAACGAGGTCCCCCAGCTCTGCCAGGACCTGTCCCGCGCCGCGCTGCAGTTGCACCGCCCCCGCTTGGGCATGTTCCCTCGCCGCCCGGTCGAGCTGCAGCTCGGTAATGCCGACCTGATCGAGGCTTCAGCATGAGCGCAGCTGTCGCCGAGCTGATCGCCGCAGACGTGCAGTACGACGCGGCAAGCTCCCACAAGCTGGACAACTACCGGCAGTGGAAAAAGGACAGCGGCCCCACAACGGCGGACCAAGGGGCTGTCGCGGACCTGGCTGCCGGTGACGCCCA